CAAGAGAACTTACAGGAGTAATTCCTTTACCAATTTTGGCTTTGCCAGTTCCTGGAACAGCATTTAACTTCTTAAGTCTTGCTAGAACTGCTTCTCTTAATGCTACTGCTTTTGCATTCTTAGCAGCCTCTTTAGCATTCTTTGCTTCCATTGCTGCAAATATTTTTTCTTGTTCTATCTGTTCTTTTGTCTTACTGTTTTGCTCTTCCTGCTTTTTAATAGCAGCATCACGAGCCTGATCCATGGTCTGGATGCCCTTTAGAACAGTTGTTTTATAGATATTCCACTCTATGGCTGCTGCTTCTGGAGATAATTTAACCTTATCTTTATCAAAGTATTCAAATGCTGCTGCTAATGCTCCTAATACAGCAACAGCAATTGCTATTTGCTTTGCATATTTAGCAAGGAAAACACCAATGCTTTTAAGTGTTGCTATAAATGCTACTAAAGCAACATTGGCTGCAGCAGTTGCTGTAGCAAAAAAGCCCATTCCAGTTGCACTAGCCATGATGCCAGTTGTTGCTACTTTTACTGAAGTAACTATGCTAGTAAATCCTGTTCTTAATGCAACCAAGGCTGTAGCAGCCGCTCTAACTCCAGGATCTAACGCTTTAAACTTTGCTAATGCTCTTGATTGAGAATCTGCATTTGCCATAGCAGCAATAGACATTTTAAATGATGCACCAGTAACTGCAGCCATTGCAAATTTAAGTGTGCCAAGTACTCTTGTTGTGGCATAGGCTATTGCTGCAAGTTGAATATATCCACCAATACCAAGTGGAAGAATGTCATTTATTTTACCAATTACTGCATAGATATTGCCAAAGGCATGTGCAGTTTCTTGAATGTTTTTAACAGTACTTTCAAGGGCAGAAGATATCTTATACTGGTTTAAATATATAAAGTATTCAAGTTGAGGAACAATCTTGTCTTGAATATATGTTGCAAGGACTATGAGTCCTGGCATTAATGATACACCAAGTCTATCTTTCACCTGGTTTATTGATAGTCTTAGTTTTTCTAATTTCCCCGCAAAAGTATTTGCTGCTGCTGCAGCCTGTCCTTCACTAATTCTACTTAATTGAACTAAGATTGCTCCAAGGTCTTTTGCCTTGATTGCATCTTCATCAAGAGGTAGGCCTAACTTCTTGAGTGCCGTAAAATTACCATTTACAGCCTTTGAAAGTGCCATTGAAACGGCACCTAAATCTTTTCCTGACGCTGCTGAAACATCTGTTGATAGAGATAATAAAGCCTGTGCTTGGCTAAGATCTCCAGTTGCTGTAGCAAGTGTCTGAAGAGCAGGGATTAGTTGTTCGTTGTCAATAGCAACTTGTAATTCAAGAGCATCTAAAAAGTTTGCATTAGCAGCAATTGCAGACTCTGTAGCATTAGTGTTATTTCTTAATGCAATATCTAATGCTGTTAAGGCTTTTTCATCTGCTGCTGCACCTTTTACTGCGTCTAACGCTAATTTACCAGCAAATGCGGCTGTGGCTGCACCTGCGACTGCAAAAGATTTTGTTGCCTTCTTGCCAAATGCATCAATCTTTTTACCAAGTTTTTGGATATCTCTTTGTGCTTCTTTACTACCTTTATCAGAATACTGGGAAAGAATTCTGGCGACTACTGCACCTGTTGCCATGTTATGTTCTCTCCTTATCTAAATTCTTTTGTAGTTTTGACTTTACATCTCCAAAAGCACTAAAGACATTCTTAATAATTCTGTCTTTATTCTTGTCTACTGATTTCCAGATTAAACGAGATGCTTGTGATTCTCTCTTTTCAAGATTACTAATAAATCTGCCAGATCTATTTGTTCTTCCTGCTAATTCATAAATAACACCAGCAGCAGATTTGTTCTTTAATGCACCTGCTGATGTAGTATAGTCTTTTCGTACTTTACCCTCAGCCTTTGTGCTTGAAATTCCTTGCCTAATAACACTCTGATCCCATGCAGGCCATCCTGCACCACCACGAGTACGAGGCTTTTTAGGAGGCTGTGTGTTCCATCCACTAAGAGGTGGAGCACCAGCAACAAATCCTTGAGCATCTTTTTTAGCAACACTCAGTTCAGAGTTAATAACCTTAGTGAACTCTTTAACTGCTTGCTTATCAAAAGACTCTAATGCTTTTAGTGTCTCTTTAACACCAGTCAACACTATTGCATCTTTGCTCATTTAATGATCCTTATTTTTTTCTTTTAAGTAAATAACAATTGCTTCAAGTACTCCATCTGGAGCATCCATCAAATCAACTGGAGATATGCCAGTCTCCACAGAAATCATTGCTAACGAATATGTTAGGCTGTCTCTGTGGATTCTAAATTTGGGTCTACGACTAACTCAACACTATCTAAAGTGTCAAGGAAACTCTCGCCCCAAGGCTTTACAACTTTTCCACTATCTTTTAAAGCACTCCACGCAAGGAAGTAGATGTGTTCTAGTTTCTGGTCTTCGCCAAGTAGTTTAGCGAATCCTTTGCCAAATTTTTGTTCAAATGCAACTATTGATCGTGGTCTTAGGGATAGTAATCCTTCAAATCCGTCAGTAGTCTTTACTTTTATGTGTAGTCCGTCCATTTTGCTTGCCCCTTCTAAGGTGTGATTGTTTTTAAATATTACTACGGAGTAATATCTTTAGTTATTGCTCCAGATATAGGCCATGTGACTGAGGCCGTAGATAGTTCACCTACGGCTCCAGACAACGGTTGCCACTCTGAAATTAATACTCCAAATGAATACTCTGGATTAAATGCACTTATTGGTGCACTTGCTACAGGCTTTATTCTACAAGTAACAGTAGTTCCTATGAAAGGATAGATGACTTGTTCTAATCCACTGTAAGCACTAGCGTCACCAAAATCTTGGTAGAACTGAAAACTTACAGAGTTTTGTCCAAGCCCTGCGATTACTGTCTTGTAAACATCATTCATTTGTGTTGTCTCAATAAGGTCATGCGTTGTGCTAAGCGAGATTGCTGACACAAAATCACTTATATCAAAAGTTGTGGCTCCTGATGTAAGTGCGACATATCCATTAGTTAAGACTATTTTGCTCATTTGTTATTAGACCGTCTTTGTAATAACACCAGAAATTGGCCAGGTGACGGATGCAGTGGCTAGTTCGCCTACAGCACCGTTTAGTGGTGTCCATTCTGAAACCAAAGCCTCAAATGTGTATTTAGGATTGGTTGGTCCTTGTGTTGCTGAAGTAATTGGTTGAACTTCAATAGCCGTAATTTCTCCAAGTAGTGGATAAATTGTTTGTTCTACTGGTGTGTTTCCTGCACCAGGATCTGCAAAGTCTTGGTGGAACTCAAGTGTTACTGAGTTATCAACAAGTCCTGCTGTACGAGTCTTTGCTGCATCTGGAACATTTCCTCCAGCGAATGCAGTGGTCTCAATTACATCATATGTGCTTCCAAGCGTTACTGAAGCAACATGATTTGAGAGGTCTACACCTCCAACGACTACCTGTACATTTGTTAGTACTATTCTTGCCATGGTTTTTCTCCTTGTTCGTTATCTAGATTAAAAACAGGGAGTGTATCCACTACCTGCTGAACTGCTTCTACTGCTTCTACTTCTTTTACTGCTTTTGGTGTATTTGTTGATTCTTTGATATTGCCTGAAGCAAGAAGATGTTCAACACTTCCTCCTGCACTAAGTATATCACTTGTAGTAAGTTTTTCACCATTTAATTTACCACAAACTTTAGCACCTGATACTACATATTGCATTGTTTTCTCCTTAGCCCCAAATTGTGAGGTTGTAACGGTATGATAAGAAAGACTGATCACCAGAAGTATATGTACCACTTTCAGCACTTATAACTCTGAGTGTATCAACAAGGCCACCTAGTGATCTATCTGACTCTAAAGCAGTTTTGATTGAACCATTACCACTTCCAGCCAGGAAATTGTCAAGTTTATCTTGTCCTGTTCTTTCTGATATTCTTTGTACAATCACAAATATATCAACAGATGCTTGGTCTAAGCCACGCATGTTGTCAATATCAAATGTGAAATCTAATTGTCCTACTACTGCACATGGCGGAACAATAACATCTGGAATCAAATCATAGACTCTTAAGTTTGTTATTGTCTGTAGATTTGCTTTTA